AAGGATTGTCCGAAAACGTAGTTGTCTCATACCCAAAACGAGTTTTGAGATCTTTAATTACCCTAACGCCATCTTCATTGTTAAAAGTGCGCCGGTAAGCTAACTTCAGATCCTCTATTTGCTTCACTGTCCAGCCCCCTGCGTTGCCTTAACCAAAGGCGCAACATTGCCAGCAGCCTCAGATGCCATCATTTCACGCTGCATCTGCTCCTGAACTTGGGCCTGCTCGGCCTGCTCTTTGCGAACCTGCTCAACCTCATCAGAACCCCTGATAACCCGAGCCGGCAAGCCTGCTGTCTCAACCAAATACTGAACCATCTTGTCGCCGTCCAAGTAATCCGTAACAGGCGCAACCTCACTAACCTGAAGTAAAATCTCAAACCCACGCAGCATCGCTTGCAAATCTGTAAGCTTCTGAGCCTTAGCAAGCGGAGAAACATATTCAATATCAATGTTTTGGCCCTGCAATTCTTCAGGCGGCGCTGGAAGCAACCCAGCGCGCAGAAGTAATGCAAAGGAACGGTCGATCAGCGGCTGGAGCAGCTCGGCCTGCAACCGTCCTAAAACAGGGCCGAGCAAACGCATTTTCTCCTCGTTCCTCTGCAATACCTCAGTAGCTGTCATGTTAGAGCCTTGGCCCAACAGCAACTGATCCACATAAAACGCCTGACGTATCGCATTTCGGCGCTGCTCTTCCATGTTCAACCCCAAAGGATTGTTTGCCCCAATGTTCAAAGGCTCCAAGCGATCCCGCGTACCCGAGCGGTAAAAGTTTAACGCGCCAGGTGTAGTGCGAACAGGCATCATAAAGCCGTCATCTGGAACCATTAAAGGAGGATCAATCTGCTTTTGAGCCGCCTTGATTGTCGTTTCAGACATCTTGTTCAGCATCTTAACATCAGGCAACGCAGTCATCGCCGGCGATCTGCCGTAAGTGCTAACGCTATCCTTCACAAAGCGTGGACACATGAACGGAAACTCATCAAAGCCGCCCTCAGAAAGCAGCTCACGATTGTCGGCCAAATAATAAACAGACGCAACAGGCTTGTTCTTGGCTAACTTGCCAGACGCCTCTGCGCGCGGAAAGACAGCGTGGACAACCTCATGCTCCTTATAAGGATCATCTTTTAAATCTTTTTCCACCTGACGCGGCATTGTAACGCCAGGGAACTGCATAGCAATCGCACGAGCCGTCAGCTTGAATTTCCGATAAACAGTATCAACCCTACCGCTGGGATCTTCGCTTATGCAAACCTCGGCAATGTGGCGACACGCAAAACGCAAGCCATCGCCCTCAGACTCAACGTAAAAAGACCCCGTGCCGAAAACAACCAAATCATAATACAGCTCATGGATCTCTTGCTGAAAGTTAGAACGATTGAAATGCTGGTACATCTGATCCATGCAAATCTCTAACCACTCATTCGCAGCATCGTCGCGCTGCAAAGCGGTGTCGCGGTAACGCATTGAAAACCAAGGAGTGCTTGGCGAAGTCAGCATGCCGTGCAATGAAGACGCCAGCAGCTCAACAGCATGAATAGCAGTGCCGTCAAAAATACGTTCAGTTCGCTTGTCGCCCTGGGTACGTTTCTTAGTAATGTCAGCCTTTCGGGGCAGCATAAAGTCAGCAAGCTCTTGCCAATGGGACTCCCAATTGGATCGCTGGCTCTGTAACGTCTTGTATCGCTTGTCTAAACGAGCAACTAAGGGTTTTACTTCTGCCATTATTTTATCCCATAACTTGTCATCAATGTACGCTTAGGGCGCGATTTAGAATCTTTAACACCTTCAACCGCGCCGCCTTGCGTCCGGCCAGCCATCTTTTGCTGCGCGCGCTCCAAAGGATCAACAGTAGACTGCCCAAGCAACGCAGCAGGCTGGGCAGCATTGCCGCCCATAATGCCTGCAATATTGCTCAGTTTCTTTTTCTTAATAAGCATAATGCTATCCAATCAATGACCGGCGGCGCCGCGTCTTCTTGTCTTCCTCGCCATCCCCAAGCAAACCGCCAGGTGTCGTAAGAATAGTTGACCGGCGGCCCTTCTTCATAAGGTCAATCGCCTCATCTTCAGCAGCGCCAACAGAAGTGGCACTCGCAGCAGCAGCCTGGGCAGCGCCGCCGGCAGCATTGCCAACAGACGCGCCACTGCCAGCATTGCCAGTAAAATCGCCGCCGCCAAACGTAGTTTCGCTTTTGGTCTCAACCTCAGTCAAATCAGTGTCAGTTGCGGTATCAAGAGTGGTGGTTGTATCTGCGGCGGTGTCAGTTGTGGTTGCAGTGTCAGTTGCAGTAACAGTTGCCGCAGGAGGAGAATCTTTGTCGTTTCTTTTCTGCTGCGCCTCAAATTCCTTTAAAGCTGCGGCGGATGCCATCTGCCTTGCCTTTAAATCACGGTCATAAACATCGTTCTTATCCTTAATGCCAAGATCCATTAAAAGATTGTCAGTCGCACTGTTCGCAGGTTCGGTCATAGTGGAACCTCTAGGAGCGCCGCCGCCGCCGCCAGTCGGATCGCTAGAACCACCACCAAGAGCATCTGAAATTGCTTTACAAGCACCACCCATAACTAAACATCCTTATATGTCAAAGTTCCCGCAGAAACATAACCCAGGCGACCAAGCAAAGCAGCGCCCCTTTCAGTATTAACGCCAGAAGTCGCACCTGTCAAAATTTGACTTGCACCAGCGTCCCGCGCCCAATTTTCAAAAATCTTCATAAGCCTAACACCAATCATGCCACCTCTGTATTCCGGCTTAACATACCATATATAATCGGCAGCGACTAGAGTGTCGCTATATGGCTGCTTAATCGTCATGCCAATAATGCAGCCAGCAAGGTCTTTACCCGACCAACAACCCAAAACTAAACTGTCATCGCTGCAAATACGGTCATCAACCCAATCGCACATCTTATCCCAATTGAAATCAATAACGCGCTGATAAGACTGAGAATGAAACTGCTGCGCCAAATCAGTCACAGCAGCCGCGTCCAAAGAAGACGCCTCCCTATACTTACGCCGCAAATGGATCATATTCCATTACCGCCATTTTCTGAGAAACCGACATGCGATCCCTACTCTCTCGCAAACCAACAGCCAAATACCTAAAAGCATCCGCCGCATGAGATGACCAATCATGAACAGGCGAAGACCTAAAACTCCTAGTGCGCTCGTTATACGCCCTATGATACTGACGCAAACACTCCAAACCATGACCGCACTTCTCCCTGTCAAACCATAAACGCGGGATCAACATCTGACCCGCATGGATACCATCCTCAATAGGAAGCTTAGGAACAACACGAAAATTCAAACCCAAGTCCCAAGCAACCTCGCGCCTACTCTTCCCAGATCCCAACTCCCGAACCTCAATGTCATGCGGAGCATTGTGATCCCCATACAAATAATTCTTAGACGTTAAAATCTTGCAGTAATGCGGCAACCCCTCGCCCCGAGCCTCATAAAAATCTATCACATGTACAGCACGGCCAACAGACTGCGTAAACCAAATCGCCGTGCTGTCGCCAACACCCAAGTCCCACCATGTATCAACCTTTACAGAAGGGTCATAAGGGACATTGGAAATCCGCCCATCCAACTGGGCAATCTCCATCTCCTTGCCATAAACAGCACCAGGAACATTCGCATTCCAAGAACACTCAAATTCCTGCTGATACTGGTCATGCGTCATCATAGACTTGGCAGCCTCCAATTCCTCATCGTCCAGCAACCCCGTCTCACTCGCCTTGTAAACAGCAGCCAACCAATCAGGATTAGAAGCAGCCTCCTCATACTTATCAAAAAAAGCATTGTGGCCCTTCGGCGTCCCAACAAACACGCACCAACCCTTGCGATCAGATAACGCCGGCCTCAACACTTCAGGAAAAACATTCTCAGGCATGTCGGCAACCTCATCCATTACACACCCGTCAAGATAAATACCCCGCAAGCTGTCTGGATTCTCAGCACCCAACAAACTAATCCTCGCCCCATTAGGCAGATCACAACGCAATTCAGTCTCATGAAACCGAACATTCGGGATCTTACCGGCAAACTGTTTTATATAATCCCAAGCAACATTCTTCGCCTGACGATAGGTGGGCGCCATGTAGGCATACCGGGGGTTCTCTTTCCCAGACATCAAAGCATCACGCAAAACATGGTTGATCGCCCAAACCGTTTTGCCAAACCGCCGGTGACAAACAACAACGCCCCAACGCTTCAAAGACATCTCATTGTGCAGCTTTAACTGCAACTCCCTCGGCTCATAAGGAATCTCAATGTGCGTCAATGCTCAGTCACCCTCTTCTGATCTTTGAATATCAATATGCCGTTACTCTCAAGGATAGCTTCGTACAAATCAATAAGCAATATCGCCGACTCAATCTGCTCAGATGCGCTGCGGCTGGTGACAACGCTGTCCCTCAAGGCCTCTAGGTGACCGAGGATGGCTTGCTGCGAAGGCGACAGAGCGTAAGTCAAAGTGTCTCCAGCTCCGGTGTAATATAGAGGTATAAGGGCGCGCGGTTTTGCGGGGGGTGGGGGGGTCGGTTTGCGCAAAACGCATGGCTTAACCGTGGTGTCATAATTACTATTATGTTAAATAGAACGCAAGGCATTGTTGTTGCTGTAGATTTTATCCGCGACTGCCATGCATCAAACGCAAACCACAACATGTTGTGCCTACCCTTCCTCGCCCCCAACACATTCACATATTCATATGTGATGGTTTCACGCGCGTAGCTGTCAACGACAAGATGTGTTGTATACACATGATCCGACATCAATGCTTCGTTACCCTCTCTTCCTTTTTGTCAGGCACAACCTCGGCTGTATTGACCTCGACATCACCACCAGCCCAACTGATTGTAAACGTCTGGGCCTGTGGCTGGTCTTCCTTCTTATCCCTCACACCCCACGGCATGTTGCGTGCTAGCGTCCATTTCAACGTGTCGATCTCCAACCTACGCCGTTGAACCTCTGCGTTAGCCAGCCTGTTGTCCTCAAACGTAGGCAATGGCGACACTGCCAGGTTGTTGATGTGGTCAGTGAAATACTCTGACTGCATGACCCTACCTCTGCGGTAGATCTCATACAGGTCATCGTCACGCAGCACGGCTTGCATGACGCCTTGATATGTTGGCATGCTTGCTGACTTGAGGATGTTCTTGAGTGTTTCGCCTACTGCCAAGCGGTCAGCGATCTTGTGCATTAGCACGGCGTCAATCTTCACTGGTTTCTTTGCCATGTGTGCCTCATATGTTTTTTGGGATCATAGCACAAAAAAGGCCCAGCGCAATAATGCTGGGCCAGTTGTTGAGTGTTGAGCTGTGGAAACAGGTGGAAGCAGCTCAACGGGCAATTACTTTTTATCAGAAAGGGATGTCATCATCAAACACTTTTGGCTTTGCTTTAATGTCGATCACCTCTGCTGCTGGGAATGATTCTTTGACTGCCTTCTCGAACTCACCTACCTTGTGGTCTCTGAAGTGTCTGTATGCGAGTGCTACCTCTCTGAGTGTCAGCAGCTCCAGGTCTGGCCGCTGTTCTTTGATCTTCTGCCATGACCTTCCGTCTTTCATGATGCCAAACGTCTCGCCATCCATTTCCATCTCCCAGATGTCTGTTGAGGCTCTGTGTGCGCCTAGTCTCTCTGCCTCTGCGTCCATTGCCTTGAGGCCTCTTACGACGACCTCTGCTCTTACCTTACATTCTTCTGGATTGTTTTCTTCGATGGCCTTGTTCATCTTTGCCATTGCCGATCCGTACTTCTGGGCTGTTTCGACGCTGACCAATTCTGGCAGCATGTCGATGCCCCACTTTGTGTCCATCTGTATTGCCAGCCGATCCATTGGAGCTATTGCGTAGTCACACATGATTTGATCCTTATGCGCTTGCGGGTTGAATATTCTGTCTGCCTTCTTTTGTCGCCTTGGCCTCCGAGGCTTCTGCGTTGTCATCATCATCTCCACAGTTAAATCACCACAGTTTCATATAATCCACATTCCACCACAGTAGTATGCATATACATACAACTACTGTGGTGGAACTATTTGTGGCCTTTTCTTCCACAGTTCCACAGTTCATCCACAGTTCAGAAAAGCAACTGTGGAACTGTTGAGAAGGCATTAGACTTCCTCCCAATTGACCCACTCCCCGACCACCACACACGGCACATCTCTTCCGCTTCGGCTGTCTCTTATCTCTGCGAGTTTGAGGTTGCCTGTGCTGATCCATTTCTTTGCGATTGCCTTGGCCTTTGCCTTATCTCCTGGTTTGTCGGTGTCGAGGTCTAGCTGCTCTGCGACTGCATTGCCGATCCAGCCCTTTGCTCTGATGTCTGCTCGGTATGCTTTGCCTTCGTCCTCTGCCTTTCCGACTGCTCTTTGGACATCGTACAGGTCTTTGGTTGTCACTCCGTCGAATAGATCAGGCAGCTTAAATTCTGTGGCTACACCGATATGCTCTCCGTTTGCGATCTCTACTGAGATCATCTTTCGGTATGTTGCCTTGTCTGATGGCGGCGCTAGGTTTGCTTTTCCATCGTCCTGGCGGAATATGCCGAGTGCTTCGTTTTCGTCCACACCGAGGGCCATTGCGTCTTCTGGAGAGATCCTGTTTATCACTCTTGCTGCTCTTGCTGCACTAATCAGGCTGCCTGCGCCTCGGATACTGTCAACATTGGCTTCGTCAGAACCGTTGCCTTTTCTGATGTGATGCACGAGCTGGACTGAGCTGTTGGTGTCTCTTGCCAGCTTCCTGAGCATTGATACGACTGCCTGGATGCTTCCGTTGTTGTTCTCATTGACCAGATGGGCTGATATGAACGGATCTAGGATTACAACGCCTATGCGGTTCTCTTTGATCTTGCGGATCATAAATGCCAGCAGCTCATCGTTCTGGATCAGTCCGTCTCTGCCTTCTGCTGCCAGCGTGATCTGCATGGTGTCTTCACCGTCCATGAACAGCTTGCCTTTGATGTCATCTGGCGTGATGCCATAGTGCTGCATGGCCGCTATAGTTCTCATTTGAAGTTCTGAGATCGGATCTTCCAAATTTATGACCCATGTGTTGCACTGTTCCTTGACGCGAACGCCCATCAGGTCTCTGCCTGTCGATATTGCCAGTGCTTCCACGATTATTGCTGATGTCTTGCCTATGCCGCCGGCTGATGCTGTTACGCTGATATACTTCTTGATGTAGTCGTATCCATACACCCACTCTCTGCGCGGCAGCGTGAGGGCGTCAAACATTTCGTATGGCGTGGGCCAATCATTGCCTGTATCGGCCTCTGTGTGGCTCTGTGTTGGCTCTGTGGCTATCTGCAATGTTTGGTTTTGCTGCTCCATGCGCTCGGCTGCTGGATCAGGTGGCGGCGTCCATCCTTTGTTTCTGGCGCCGTCGATTGCCTTTTGCACCTCTGCCCTTGTTTCTTCTACTGTGTAGCCGCCCAAGGTAAAGCTGTCTGTGATTGCGTGGATCTCTTCGTCGGCTAGGCCTTTGTTGACGTATGATCCTACCAGGCGCACCATATTTCTGTGCCAATCGTCCCCTGCTAGCACATCTTGGACTGCCATCTGCCTGTCCATTGCCTGCTGGCCGAGGTCTATGTTGATTGTGCTAGCAGCCTGTGGCTCTGCCTTTGGGAAGGCGCGCATCATGCGTTCAAACTCTACTGGTTCTCTGTCTGTTGAGAACTCTGTTCGCATTGTGACCAGCTCTGGGACGTAGCCTTTGTCCTGTTTCTTTTGGTTGGGCCATGAGACTGTGCCTGCCACGCGCATTATTCTGCTTGGGTTTACGACTGCCGCGTCTGTTTGGAGCGATGCGGCAATTGCTTTTTGTACGTCACGCCATGCTTTCAGGTTTTTCACCGGCTCTTCCAGGCGCCAGTATGCGTGGCCTCTAGCGAATGGCGTTGTGCCTGTCTTGATTGACATTGTGAACTTTGGGCCTGCGAAAGACAGGATGTTTTCCATTGCGCCGGCAGTGTCTGCGTCTGCGAAGCAGTAGAATGCTGCCAGGATGTCTGTGTCTTTGGCTGCTTGGCCTGCTGGTATTTCTATGATTGGATCAATTGGATTGATGCACATATAGATGTTTTGCTTGTTTGCGTTCATTGCCTGGGCGTGTTGCACTGCGTCTTCTATGTCTTTTAGTGCAAATCTTGCGGCGTTTGCTGATCCAGATTGCGATATAGAACGTATCTCTATGAGCGGTTGGCCCACAGTGTTCCAATTTTCTGTGATCTGTGCTATAAACTGCTTAATGATTTCGGTTTTGGGAGCCATTTCCATTTGTTCTTCCACTTCCATTTTCATTATTTCCTCCCCTGAACTGCCCAGCGGCTATGACCGCTGGGCTTTTTTCATTTAAAACTCTGCGTCAGCCGGGGCTGGTGCAGGAGCTGGTGCAGGCGGTGGTGTGGGTGCAGCTTCTTCGACTGCTATCCCTGCGGCGACACCTTCTTTTAGGCAGTCTGGTTTGTCTACCCACTTTACGATCTCAAAGATCGGGTAGCATGTGGAGCCTTTGGTGAACTTAATCTCTTTGGCTTCTATCATTTTTATGAGTGGCATTTGGCCGTTTGTGCCTTGGCTTAGTTTCGGAGCAAGGTCTGTCAGTGCAGCCCATACGCCGGCGCCTGCTTGCTCCCACATGGCGACCTTGCCGCCACCGATTGCGCACTTAACCGAAAAGCCTTTCTTGTAATCATCTCCAGGCTTGCCCATCATTTGATTGACTGTCGGGTTCCACTTCCATTCTGGAGCCACGCCGACCATGCCGTCTGACTTCTGCCAGCCTGTCTTGAGGGTGTCCAAGTCAATGACGAAGCCGTTTGTTTGCGCAGCTTCAAACTCATCCTTTGCCGCACCATCGCGGGTGTAGAACTGCTTGGCTCGGACAGCGCCGTCCTGTGTGCCACGGGCTGACCATTGCAGGAATGTGTTAATATCGGAGCCTGATGCCCCTAGATCTATTTCAAACATTTTGTATCCTTTACGTTGTTTGATTGTTGGAGTTGTTGCGCGCGTAACCCTGCGCTGGGATTAGATGCCATACATTTCTTCCCGCAGATCTTCTGCCCCGTTCCAATAGAACGAGTTAGGGTTGACTGGTATGACCTCTCTAATATCTTCTGCGCTGCCTGCGCGCAGGAACTTTTCAAGCCGAGCGATCTGCTTCTTGGCCTTGCCAAGGATCTCTGTTGGATCTCCGTCTTCAAGCATGTTTGTTTTCTTTGATGACACATAAAGAAACTTGACCACCTGGTTGCCTCTGGCCTTCTGGTAGATCGCGCGTTGCAGTTGATGCTCTGCCGACATCTTGCTTGGAATTCGGCCTGTTGTTTTAAGATCAATGACTACGCCGTGATCGGGGAATACGAAATCTAGGTAGCCGATCACAGGGATCTCAAAGTCATCTGTCTTGGCTGTGATGCTGACCTTGATCTGTCCCTCTTCAGGAAACTCAGGCTTGCCGTAATGCTCAAGCTCTTGGAGTGTTAGCTCCATGCACGGCTCAATCATGGCGCGCTCTTTGGTGATCTTTTCGTCGGCCATGAAGAACATGCTGTCAAACTTTTCTAATGCCTGATCCAGCGCGCCGGCTTTGTGCAGCTTGCCGGTCAGTGTGTTGGCGACAGCATCCTCTGTGCAGATGCCACGCATTGCAGCGGCTCCCATAGGTGTGCGCTTTTTGAATAGATATGACGCAACCCAAACGTCTGGCGCGTTAGTCCAGAGGTTGATTGATGATGCTGACAGGTGCTTTATGCCGTGCTTTTCAAAACCGTTCATGCTGTTAGCTTTCCATATAGGGCCAAGAGACAGGCCTCACTTCTGCCATCATCTTTGACGCGTTTAAACAGGTCAGCCTGTGCAGGCCATCTCTGGCTGGCAAGTGATCGGCTGAGGCCTTTGTCTTTGTTAAGTCCAAGGTATGACTTCCACTTAGCCGGCGTGACCATTGTCATGGGCAGCTTGTGCGCTGCGATAGCCATCTGCGTGGCGCCGTAGGCCTGGCCGAAACGGAACATGCTGCTGACACCGTTGCCTCTGACGGCACTGACCTGCTCCAAGATAACATGATGCGGCTCATCGCCCTCGGGTGTGAGTATCTCGTGCAGCTCATACAGGTTCAGCTCTGTCTTGCCTTTGATGTTTTTATAGACCGGCATGTCATGCACCTCGACGCTGTTGCTGTCGGGCCAGTAGAATGCAATTGCACCAGTGAAGCCTGGGTCTATGCCGACAAAGACTGTCATACCTGATCCCGGATCTTGATGCCGTTAAAGTTAAGAAAGAAGAAGATTGCTTCTTCTGTGAGATCGCGCAGGGTTGGGTCTTGCCCATCCATCTTTGCCCGATTGTCTTGCAGAACGCGCATGCCGTCAGCAAGCTCACACTTGATGCGGTGGTTCCACTGCTCTTTCTTCTGTTTCATTTTTCCCCCAGGGTTGCTAGTCGTTCCCCATACATAGTGCTAGCAATTATTTTAATCAAGTGCAATTTTTTGCTAGCAAAGGTATTGCAAAGTTGCTAGCAAGATTCTATATGTAATGTATAGACAGAAACAAGGGGAATACGGACATGATCTTAAAGATGACAGCAATTCAGTTTGAAGGCGCAAACATCATTGTTGATTTTGGTGACGACTGCTACGCAGTCCAGCACTCAAACGGTAACGTAGGCATTTACGCAAAAGATGAAGATGAGTTGTTGCGCATTAGCGACCGATTGATCCGCAATCCCAACAAGTCTGGCGAACAAATCGCAAAAGAAATGTGGTGCAATTGATTGTTCTTGAGTTTTTTACCTACAGTGGGATCGCAACTGGTTTGCTGTCCTGCCTCATTTCTTATGTAGCGTTCAGAGGAATGGGGGCTTGGGCGGAAACAAGCATTGTATTCTTTATTGCCGCAATTCATGTCGCCATTATTATTGTTGGCGTAGACTTAATATAAAAGGAGAGCCACATGACAATCGACGAAATCAAATCCGCAATTGCCAAAGAGACCAGCTTCATTGACAATAAATTAAAGGTCATTGACGAACTGAAAAAATACTATGGGGAGGGTGTCCGATCATCATCTGCCAGTGCCGACATAGGAATGGAAGCAGCCATGCTGCAAACCGCAATTGCTACCCGCAAAAACTTCGAGCAGTTACTAAAGGAGATGACACATGAAAGCTGATTGGGAAGATTATGTAATTATTATTAGCGCGTTTGTCGTTGCAAACGTATGGATCTCAGGCATTGTATGGGGGTGGTGGTGAGCGAACTATCTCCTGCCGAGCAGGCCATATTGCAATACTTGCGCAACCAAGTTGATCGCTTGCAGGACGAGCGGTATCGGCAGGACGCAAGGCCGAGCATTGCCAATGAGCTTCAGATTGCCCAGCGTGATCTGAAACAATTTACATCTGACCTCAGACAAAAAGGATACAATATATAATGGTTAAGGTAGTAGACGTTGAAATAAATATAGCTGACATGAAGGCTAAGGCTATCCCAACTAAAAGCGGTGCAACGGCTTGGATGGAGCTGGCAAAAAAAGAACGCGCCGCCCATAACAAGGCGTGGGGCTATATCCAAAAGAATAAGTTTACTCAAAATACCCATGAGCCAGTGCGGAATAAAGGGGATTGGAATGATAATCCAAGGAAAAGGGAATTTAAGCGCAGAGGTACAAAAAACCCAAAACAGCTACAAGTAATAAAAGAAATGCGGGGAAACGGCCTTACGATGGATGCCATCGCAACTGAATTGCAAATATCGGAAGGCAGTGTGCGATACTGGTGTCGAGCTTACAACATAATAAAAGGCGAGGGATAGAAGATGAACAGAACCGATATACTAAAAGAAGCCTCTCGAATAATCAGCACCGATAGAGCAAACGATTATGGGCCGGCAGATGAATCGTTCAAGCGGATTGCTCGGCTGTGGACAGCCTATCTTGATGTGACTGTTAGCCCTATGGACGTTGCTAACATGTATATCCTGAGCAAGGTGCAGCGAACTCTTACGTCACCCGCAAAAGAAGATACATGGACTGACATCGCCGGATATGCGGCGCTGGCAGGGGAGATGATGACGAATGAAAAGTAAGTTTACAGAACACGAAGTTCATATAGCCGGACTGATCGGCGCCCTTGTCGGCTTCATCAGCGGTGCTGGCTTAATGATGCTGGTAGGGATTATATTCTAATGGCTTATCAGAGAAATCAAATGTTTGAAAATGTAAGATATGAGTATGATGTTCGTAATTTATTTTATGAAGATAAAAGGTTTTCGTGGAATGAACGGAAGCGTTTTGTTAGGTCAATGCAAACTCAGGCAAAAGGAT